CTTTGTCTACCTCGGTAGCAGGCTGAGGCTTCATCTGCTCGAGGCTCTGAGGCTGGTCTGCTAGGTCTTCAGGGAGGTCAGCTTTAGCATCAGGGTCAATGCCGTGCTTAAGTAGGTAGTCACGGTCAAGTTTGATGCCTGTAGCCAAACTACCGTTCTTGGGGTCAATCTCTAGGATTGTGTTGGGCTCGATGCCATACTCTTCGTAGCCCTTACCGACAAGTAGTCGAATATTATTAATTTGTCCTTTTTTGGTTGCGGTACCACCAGCAGAGCGACCCTCTATTTGAACAATTGTGCCATCTGGAAGCTCTAGGTCTGCGACAACTTTTGCACCGTAGGGAACCCAGCGTCCGTTATCATCACGTGGTTGGAGGCGTGCTCTAGCACTTTTTGCTAGACGAGAATTGCCGTCTGAGAGCAGCGGTTCAAAAATTTCGGACATCAAACATCCCTTATACGAGTATTAGCAAGCTATTTAAAATTTTACCCTACTTAGGACGTACCCGAGTGGGGTCTTAGAGTAGCTCTGGCGTAATCCCAGTGATGTTTGCAATACGAGAGTAGATAAGTTCTTTTGTCTCGTCAGCAACTTCGCCCGATGCAAGCAATGCTTTCAGCCGTGTGGTGGCATGAACTAGCTTGAGAGTGTCATCGGTTGGAGTTAGGGAAGCAACAATCACTGAGCCAGCTGAAGGAGAAAGTTCGGGAGAACCAGCAATCCATGCAGCTGCTGCAACAGGGTCCAACGTAGGGTTGTCTGGGTGGCCCGAGGGGAGCATCGAAGTGTACCGCTGAGTGTATTCGTTGGCGTCACCTAGACCGCAAGCATAGTTTGCGTACTCCTGAAGGTCCCAGAGGATAGCGTTTGGAAGTTCTGCCTTGTCCATGTAAGAGTTGTAGTATTCGTACGCTGAGGCGGCAACTGACTCGAGGTTCTCTGCTGCAAGTTGGCGAGATTCTCCAACTAGCTCGTTTACGTCAGAGAGAATGTTTTCAATTGCATATTCAGAGATGAAAGTCTTCCACTCACTCATTAAATTTCCTCTTTCGGAAGTAGGTCAGCATCTGGGCTGTCATACAGCTGAGTAGCTAGCAGAGATGCTCTTTCAAACGGATTCTCTCCCGCTTTAACGCCTCTCACCCAAGCTGCTCTAATACTAGGAATTATATCATAGCCAAGTCCCGAGTACTCAGCGAACGAGTGAATGGCGTGCTCTACAGACACATAATCGTCCTGTGCAAGGAGCTTCACTTCGAGCTGAGAGTCAAGGTATGAGTCAAAAGCTGAAGCAGTTAACGCCGCCGAATCTTTTTTAGAAGACTTAGGGTGACTACTGGGAAGGAGGTCGTTATCAGTGACATACTTGCTGTTCTTAGGCTTTCCAGTTCTGAGTAGGTGAAGGAAGGCGTTGACCCTCGCCATCGCCCAGGAGTTACGATTTTGGTCGGGACGGTGAGAAGTAGAAAAAGCACCAGCACCCCTGCGATAAACCGCCTTAAGTGTTTTAACACTGGTTTTCTTGGACGCTGTGTCTCCGTGCTTTTCGTTGTGCTCATCGGCCTTCTTTTTCAGTGACTCCTCTACTTTTTTACTGAAAGTGATTGACTTACCACCAGCAGCTGACCCCTTAGCATTTTTGCTAGACCCTTTAACTTGGTCTTTCTTGGGAGCAGGCTTAGACCCAGCAGTTGCAGCAATTGCAGCGTCTCCCGCTGGGACGCAGTTGGGTACCATCTTTCCATCTTTTTCCTTCATTCCCACTTGGACGTAGCCCTCCCAGCAGGGGTCTCCCGCTGCGGCCTCACCCTCATGAGCATCGTCACGCATTAGCGTGCCGTCTGGCATGTAGTGGTAGCCCTCTGGGGCTTCTTTCTTTTCGCCATCAAGGTTTTCTGCGGGAGCCGCGTGGCCGCCCGTAGCCATAATGACTTTTTCTAGGTACTCAGACATTTAGCGAACTCCTAGGAATGCCTTAATCTGCCATCTCCACTTTTTGTGCATGTCTTCCCGCTGAGCGAGGAAGTCCATGAGACCAAACTCGCGGCACTTCTCTGCAATCTCGCCAGCTTCATGCAAGCAAGCAATCATCGTGTCATTGACGCGAAGTGCTGACTGAAGCATGAACTGAACAGAAGAACCATCGTGACGCTCTTCCTTAATTGTTGAAAGGTCTAGGTAGTCCTGTAGCAAGTACGGAGCAGGGTAGCCAACCTTAAGAATGTTTTCTGCTAGAGCATCGACAGAACTCTCAACGTCTTCGTAGAGCATCCCGAAGAACTCGTGGTACTCGCCGAAGTCTGGGCCAAGTACGTTCCAGTGGTATCCCTGAAAGATAAATCTGGTTGTGATGGTGTCAGCTAGTAGTTGGGCTAGCTTCGAGCCTAGCTCTGGATTGGGGTGGTGCATTCTTACGCCTCAGGTTCTGCTAGTGGTGGTACTGGAGGTTCGAGAGTTTGGTCGGCGGACTCATTCTCGGCTGGCTCTTCTTCAGCTACTGGCTCTCCCTGAAGGAGCTGGTCAATTTCTGGTGGGATTGGAGCACCAGTTGCTTGACTTGCATCACTTCTAATCTTGTCCATAACTTCTGGGGCAACAGAGCCAAGCATTGCCTCGGTAAGTTCTGGAGTAACCATACCCTTCTGCATTACTAGTCTTAGGGCTAGTTCCTCTGGGCTTGGTGCATCCGCCTCGGAGAATCCGTGAGCACGACGCCATGCATCAAAAGATACTGCCATCTTGTCAAAGCCCATGTCTGCATCTGCAGCGCGGTCATTGCGAGTAGCAACCAGAGATGGGTCGTACCAGATGCAAACGTTCTTAACTTCTTCTTCTGTGTATCCGTTTGCAACTAGGTATGGACGCAGATACATAACTGTAAAAGCATCAACGATGAGCAACATGAGTGGCTCGATGTGAGCCTTGTACAGAGCCTCGTCAATTTGCAGCGCGTTAGAGTACTTAACGTTTGCCAGACCAGTGACTACATCCTTAGGAACATCTAGTCCCTGCATGATGCGCTCTAGTACGCGGTCTGCACGCTGTGCCAAGGCGGGGTCGAAAGAACGCTCAAACTTAAACTGCTTGATGCGGTCACCAAGCTCGGCTGGTCCACGAATAATAAGTGGAACAACAGCAGATGCAGAGTCCTCGTCCTTAATCGGCGTGGTCATTGCATCAATTAGCTGGTCTTCAAACTCGTCCGCTGCTTCCTCAGCTGTGTAAGTTTCGTTGTAATTTCCATCTTCATCGTAAGGATAATCAGGGTCAGGACCAGCGGCAACAGAAAGACCGTCAGGAAGATATAGAGCGCCAGCATTGAGGCGAGAGCGAGCAGTCGCACGGAATGTCCTATTCAATAGAAGTAGTTCAGCACAGAGGTCTAGTAGACCACGCAAGCTTGAGTCAGCCTCTTGGGTGTAGCGAGGGTGTGCACGCCAGATGCGTCCAACGAATGCTGACTGAGGAAGCTTGATTGCTTCTTTGCTGCCCTGAGACATTACAGATGCAGTTCCACCGCCAACGTCACGACGAGGGTTGATTATGTAGTTACCACGCTGGTCTACCTGAAGCTCGTCAACAGAACGAACGTCCCAAGTCTCGGGGAGCTGAGAACCGACACGCTCTGGAATCTGTACTAGGTAGCACTCACCTGTAACCTGAAGGTTTAGGGCTGCATCTTTCAAAAGACCGGGCTGTCCACCGTAAGCAGAGCTTAGACGGTCAAGTGCACGCTGAGCAGCTGCCGCTAGGCGGTCGTCTACCTTCTCTACGTCCTCGATAGGAGACGGTGCTTCGTTTGGGTTGTTGATTGCAGCTGCGTAAAGACGAATTCTAGACACAACGGACGCAACTAGGTTGAAAGCGTACTTGATTTCACCAATTGAGTCGTAGTATTCCCAAGCTTCGCTCTGCCAAGCAGTAGATGCTGACTGGCGACGAGCTTTAAAGAGCTCCGCTTCGGTTTTATCGTCTAGCTTGACCTGAGCAGCGGCGGCGGTGAGCCCTCTTGGTTGATTGAAGGCTGCTGGTTCG